AGTAAACGAATACTCTTCATTGACTGTAAAGGACAACAGAACATACCTGCTCTGTCTCGTTCCTTATAAAAGTCTCCGTAATCTACTCCATGCTTTTTACAATAGGATAGACATTGATCTATATCCATGCCCCATTCAACAAGAGGGTACCGTGTATTTTTCTTCTTTTTTAGATCTACGACCTCTTCAAATGTTTTCTTTCTATCAAATCCACCTTCTAACAAAGGGTATGTATCCCTGTTTTTCATTTTCGCTTTTTCTCGCCGTTCAAACGGATACCCGATATACTGGATAGAATGGCCACAATACCTGTTAATCACATTCACCATTTCTCTATCGTGCCAACGACGGTTATGTACCGGCCATCCGTGTCCATGTCTGTATACTTTTCCTTTATCAGGTCCTTTTTTCCTGACCACCGGAATCTTATACAAAATATCTTCAAAGGAAGGATCGGGTTTCAAAACAATCAGTTTCAATCCTGTTAAGGATTTCAATTTCTTTAATGCTCTTTTCATAATAGGAAATTCCCACCCAGAATCAAAAAACACCATTTCATCCAGGGGCATGTTTTCTTCAAGCATTCTTAACACCATAGCGGTGCTACATTTTCCACCCGATACACTGGCAACATATTTCATCTCATCATCCTTATTAACTAATAAATGTTTCTACTACATTCTAATAAGCATCGTTTATACAATTTGTATGTACACTACTATCCCCTCTCTATTATACATTTCACCCATCTATTCCAAAAAACATCTCTACAAAAAACATCTCCCTTTTTCCAGATTCCAGAGTCCAGCATCTTTCTTTCATCACCCAGCATCGCCTCTCATCAACCAACCACCGGTATCCAGAGTCCAGCGGTCGCGGCTCTCCCAGGTATTCAGGATCGACCTCCCAGGTATTCTGGTATTCTGGATATGGTATTCAGGATCGACCTCCCAGGTATTCTGGTATTCTGGATATATTTATTTTTCTTTCGTGTAATAGGTCATGTTGGATTGTTTCTTATAGTATGAATCTTATTTTCAATCTATTACTCTGCTCTTATTTTTCAAAATAAAAATAACCTAATAACTAATATACAATTCCTATGTATATATAATAATTAGTATTATAAACTGATAATGTTAGCGTCCAGCATCTCTACCAGGGCCTTGTCGTGAGATACGATTAAAAACTGAATACCTAATTCATCAGAGATGCGTTTCAACAGAGCACCGGCAACTGGATGCAGGTCCTTCGACAGGTTCTTAAAAGGTTCGTCAAGCAACAGAATTCTGGAAGAACCGGAGATCAGGATGCAGGAAATTCTCAGAGAAAAAGAAAGAATATCACAAACACCCCCGCCGACAGAAGAAAGCGGATCTTCACATACAAGAGAATCTCTGGTTAACAAGTAATCAATTTCAGTACGATTTCGCTTCTCAACGAAAGAGACCTGGAAAGTATACGGATCTGGAAACACGGCTTCTAAGGCCATGGTTGCAATCACAGACAATTCATACGATAACTGGTTCTGGGTTTCAATTGCGGTCTGCTTTAGAACAGACTGGGCTTTTTCAGTGAGAGTTAAAAGGGAGTCCAGATCAGAGAGTCTGGACTTCAGATCAGTGATCTCACGCTTTAGTATGCGATACTCGGCTTCTAAGACAGAAACTTGTTTTTGTAATTGCTGGAGCATAGTGAAGAATACCCTCTCTCAGGACTTCATACAATGGTATGTGTCCTTTTACGCTTTCTATATTGTTTTGCTTTCTCGTAGCGATAAATCCATTCCATGCGATCTCTTTTCAGACATCGGATCACAGCAAGAGTCCTCCTGGATGTGCAAGAGGACTCTGTGCTGGAACGAACACGAAGTGTTTTAATCAGATCTGTATGAGAAAGTATCTGTTTCTTCAAATAAGGAAGAATCTGGACATCGGTCTTACGATACTTTTTCAGCAGGTGTTTCGTCTTTTGATCCAGTTCCATTGATGGACTCCAGTTTCATGACGGCTTCCTCTACGGACAACCCGGAGGAAAGAGCAATCACATTGATATGAGATTCGGTTAGAATCTGGATCGCCTTGCTCAGGGCTGTAAAAGAGATTTGACCGACCTTATTCAGGTTACTCTGTTGAACTGGTTCCGGTCTACGGACTTCTGGTTGTAATGTAGGTTTCATAGGTTTCTCCTGGGTTAGATCTACAGTTTGTCTTGCATACATATTGTTCATAATAGGAACATCCTATACTACAAATCAAAAAGCGATTGCAGAACTATTGATTCAGGGCAGGGATCTCATGTCCTTTTGCTAATTCTTCTATATAGGATACCAGATCTCTTCGAAGGTAGACTGGATCCAGGACAAAGCCGACAGCCTTGACATGACGTTCAAGAATCTGTCCGGCACCGTCTGCTACTATTTCTACAGTAACGGAAAAGCCGTTTGGGTTAAGGTCTGTTAAACTCGGAGGTGTTATGGATTCTGGCATTGTATTTTCCTTTCAGGAGGGTATTAAATTAACATCATACAAGTCATCTGGACAAGTATTCTGATAATCTTACTTGATTGCTTCATCTCTACTGCCTATGGTGTCATTTTCTAAGTGAATACCAAGTTGGGTTATGAAAATATGGTTCGCATACTCAGTACCGCCAGTAGCCGCAATACGTTTTACTCGGGCTTTAATCTGGGTACCTATTTTATTATTAGTTAGAGCAAGATCGCCCATGTCCAGGTAAAAGTGGGTCAGATCTGCAGAACCGGTTGGTATGGTTAACTCTGCGGTAAGGGGTGTTGCTTCTGCCCAAACTTCACCTGAATCTGCAAATGCCAGGTATACAGTGAACTTTGCAAAACGATCGGAACCGGTAGAATTGGCACCATCTAATGCCAAATGTAAATGTACATGACCGGCAGTACCTTCCTTCCATCCGTGATTTACTTCATTAGCACCGATATCTATATAGTCATTCACATCAAATTTAAATTCACCGGTGTTCGTTGTAAACGATGTATCCCAATCTGGGTAATTAGCACCTGGGACACGACCACTGGATATATTGAATTGTATATCGTCGTAAACAGTATCATCTAATACTAAGGTAGCACCGTCGTGATGCATTAGATCGTCCCAGGAACCACCGCCTACATTATATGTACTAAAATACAGGTTGCCACTACCGTCATCACCAAATCTCCAGGTATCCGTGTCTAATGGATTTAACGATCCGGATCCAAAATAGATATAGTTATCAGTATTACCCAACATTACTTTAATAGCACCGGTACTCCATTGTACAACAGAGACCCCAGTTGCAGTAGCACTAATATCACCTGCATATCCAAAGAGCCAGTCTCCACCAAGTGTTAACGGGCCCAACCCCCTGGCATCTATGAGATTGAGATCGAGATCCAGGAAACCTGGTAATATTCTATACATTCCGAATCCTGCTATTCGGGTTCTGGCATCAGAACCAGTTTCCGTAGCATACACAACAATCTCTGATCCTGTTTCTCCGCTGGTATGTATCTGTACGGTCTCCGCAAGAACGGCACCACATTGACCCCAGGTACCGTTACCGTCTCTTGCCTCAAAAACAAGACCACCTACTACATCGTTATCTACCAGGTACCCAGGACTTGCAGAAGTGCCTCTCGTTGCACGAAATGTAAGAGTGTTATGTAACACACCCGTATAGTAATTCGTTAGGATGTCATTTAATGATGCCGCTGATACACTCCTTGTCTGTCCTGCGGTCTCCAGTTTAAGGACTTCTACACCTGCTATGTCTAAGGAAATGAGGGTATCACTGCCTTCTATTAAAGTATCTTCATTTTCGTTAAAGGCAACCCCGCCCAATAGAGTAGATAAACCCTCTGCAAGAATTGTACCCCCGTCATCATAAACCGTTTTTAACGCAGAAAGTGTATTGGCTTCAATATCACCTGTGAGTATAATACCTGCTCCTATGAAGTTACCTTCAGTAGTGATGTTTCCTTCGGCATAAACGGTACCACCAGTACCGTAAGAATCCAATTGAGCCAGAAAAGTATTGGCCTCTACCTGGGCAGAAAAGACACCATTAGCCGCTGTTAGGTCCGTTTCTGTTATCAGGTCGCCAGTAAAGGAACCAGTGGCCGCTGCCAGGTCGCCAGATAAATCTAAAGACAGACCTGTTAAAGCACCGCTAAAAGAACCGGATGCACCAGTGAACACACCCAGTACATCTAAATCCACCGTGGTGGTAGAACCAGTAACATCTAAATCACCTCCGACATCTACGTCATCATCTGTTTCCAGGGCTCCTACAAAAGAAAACGGACCCGTTAATGTCATAACATCGTCGCCCGTGTTTTCTATAGATGGTCCTACATCAGGATGATCAAAATCGCTTGCAAACACAATCTTTGATACGGCCGTTTCTAAAGTAAATTTGTTACCCATTAAAGATCTCCTTATTGTTCTATGGTAACATTATTGATATAAAGTCCTACAGAAGAGGCTCCAATAGAACTGTTACAATGTTGAACTTTCATGTATGAAAAGAAATATGGATTTTCATCTATACGTATGTTCCAGTAAACTGCAAAACTGGTTTGGACAATTGGTAAATTGATTACATAAGACGGAAAACTTGCCTGATATATATTAGGTGTTTTAACGATTTTATTCACAGTATCTATACTGACGATACGCCTCCAGTTAGAAACCAGATATACAATCGCATTAACGGCATCCACCTCGTAACCGGCAATAACGGATGCCGCTCCCAGATCGTAATAAGGAGAACCCGTTGTATATCCATCTTCAAACGAGTATCCTGTAAAATCAAGGATATCATCAGTACCCATTGTTATGTTCCAGATTGTATCCCCGTCATAAGTCGCTTCGTTTTCGTTAATAGCGAAGGTTAACTCGAATAGACCAGAAATCTGGGTATCCCAAGGACTGCTATCGTTATCAGGGACCAGGAATGTAGATGCACTATGTGAACCCACCATATTGAATTGATCTAAATACTCTTCTTCATCATAAATACTTTCGTATTGATACCAACTTGTGTATTGTCTGTCTTTGGTTTCTGAATCGGTAAACAATCTGATGTTAAATAGTGATAACACAGATAAGGCATCAAAATAAAAGTATCCGGTCACCGTTGTATCGGAAGAAGTGAATCCTTTTGTTTTATACGTGGACGCGGCCGTGGATACATTATAGAGTTGACAACCAAATGCAGTGGGTCTTGTTTTATCAGGATCTACCGTTAATGTGGCGGTAACACGGATCGTACCACCTTGCAGAATCTCAAGACTTACCAGAGTTGGTGTCGGAGGTACATCTGCATCAGCACCGTCGGAATCTACCTGGACGATATGCTCCAGATATTTGTTTAGTGATTCAGCACCGTACCGATTAACCTGAGTAACACGTAAAGCCACATACAAAGAAGAACCGGGTGCCGGAGGTGTCGGTTCGTATGTGATAGGTAAAGTGGCAGATGTACTTAATAGGTTTGAACTAACAGAAGGCAGTAAAGTTGGATCCGTGTTTTCTTCACCGTAAAGATTGTATGTAACGGCATCAGTTCTACCTATGAGATGTGTTCCGATTAACTCTGCACTTCTGACAACGACATCTGGGTCATCGTCCAAAATATAATTCACAACAACCTCCCGGTTATATAAACCGGCGGCACTTTCCTGATTTACAATTCTATTCGTATAGACATAAGCACTTTGTCCTGCATTAAGAGAAAAAGTCAACCCGTCTAAACTTTCATAGAAAGTAATACCAGCAGGTGCTTTGTCCCAAACAACATCAGGAAGTTCACCTACCAATAGAACTGGTTCTGATATCCAGACCAGATTAACACCTGTTTCATCTGTATTGTTGAGTCCAGTGATGGTTAGATCTGCAGAGGCTTCTATAAAGAAGAGGCTGTAATAGTTCAGGTCCCCAGGTCCGTCTAAGTACAAATCTTCTTCATTACGTCCGGAGATTACATTATTTCTAATACATCTTGAACGAATGATACAGGTGCCTGCCGTTGTGGACGGACCTGGTTCAATTTTAATGTTCGCCAATTCAAGTGTTGTTAATGTAAACCAACTACTCCATTCCTGATCCTCGTACCGATATCTGGTTAAACCGTCATCACCTCGTTCTATATAGAACCGGTTTTTGTTTCCTGTTATATCGGTTACTTCAAAGGCACCTTTTGTTGTATCAGAAATATATTCAGGTACCCAGAAGAACTCTTCTTTAATATATTTTGAAATAACATCCGGATTTAATTTTACAACATGGTACCGAACGGTGGTCTGTACTTTGGTAAAATATCCGACTATTATTGGATATCCTTTTGAATCTATATATACATTCAGACCTCCAAACTTTCCTAAGGATCCATCTTCTCCAAGTGGGGCGTCAAAATCAGTATTTAGTGAACCGTCTTCTGCATGTAATCTCGCGGTACCGTTTTTAAGAACACTATCTACATATATAAAGGCACCTGTTATGAGAATATCGTCATCGTCTAATATTGCAATACCTCTTACAATAGGAAATGATAAAGCACCCGAAGAGTCCCCTGTTAGAACAGGGGTAAAACTGGTATCCAGGGTACCGTCTGAGTTGAGTCTTGCTATATTAGATTTAGAGGTTCCGTTTACTTTTGAAAAGGATCCGCCTATGATATACTTACCGTCCGATTGTACAGCCATTGAATAAACGGAATCCGTAGAACCGACGATACTCGAACCTAAAGCATAGCCAGCATCTAAGGTACCATCTGTATTAAGTCTTACCGTCATTCCTTTCCCAGGACCGTATACAGAACTGATGCCGCCTACTAATATCTTACCGTCGTCCAGGATCAATATGGAGTAAACGGGATTGAGCATAGATCCAGAAAATGTTCCATCTACAGTACCATTTGTATTCAAACGAACAATACGGTTTGCAGATACACCGCCTATCGTCGAAAAATGTCCACCTACTAATATCTTACCGTCCGATTGCAAAGCCATCGTATGTATAAGACCGTCGGGGCTTAGATCAGGAAAAGTAGCATCTAAAGAACCATCTGAATTAAGACGCGCCATCCTGTTTCTGGTAGCACCACCTACTGTGGTAAAAATACCTATTATAAGAATTTTACCGTCTGCTTGAAGTAATACCTTTGAAATAACGGAGGCATTATTGGTGCATGTGAAGGTGATGTCTAATGATCCATTATTATTTACTCTTGCAATTCTTCGTTTTGCTACACCGCCTATCTTACCAAACCAACCGGAAAGTATGTACTTACCATCTGTTTGTTCTATGATGTCAAATACACCAGAATTAGGTGTGGTTTCTGCATTAGGATCAAATAGTGTATCTATCAATCCAGTATAAATAAGTTTGTCCTGGGAATAGACCTTAAAATGGTCCTTAAACAGATATCCTACCGGAACCCGGAATACCGGATATAGTAGAACAGAATCAATTTCCCATAGGTCGTTAAAATCCCATCCAACAAAGGAAGAAGCAGAGGCAAACTGAGCCGTTGTTAAACCTGTACCTATTGAATTGTTTATATTTCCGATATCAGTGGCGTAGTAACAAGAAACCGGTACCTGTGTGATTCCCTTTTTACCGACCAGACCACCGGCATTCAAGGTGCCTACACCATATTCAGATATACGACATAAGGAAAAACTATTTTCTAAATTACCGCCCTGCCACTCACCAATTAAACCACCTATACATCCATTTGAAGATACTGTGTTCTTATAAACGGTGCCCGTGGAATAACAATTGCGAACTAAACCACCTGCCGTTAATAAAGCGGCCAGGGCACCGGTAGTATAACCTCTTACATAAACATTAGTCAGAGCAAGATCATATACTTTTCCTAAAGAGCCTATTCTGTAAAATAAACCAGTATACTGACTACTGGTTCCAGCAATCCGAATACTGTTTATACTTTTTCCGTTACCGTCCAGAGTTCCTGTGAATGGATTTGCATAGGTTCCTATAGGTATGAATCCAGCACCGGCATTCCAGGTGGATGTACCAGAAGCGTCTATATTGTTATAGAGTCTGTATTCACCGTTAATAGGATAATCAACATGATTTCCTATTAATTGAAGTTCTTCTATGGTCCTAATATTTATCATGATAATGATATAACTCCGTTTGCTACGGTAGCCTCTACAACAGGTTTTTGCGGGGTGTAGACGCAGATATCCGTGATCTCCGGTGCATCTGATTTATCATACACATAACCGTCTATCGTTACATTGCAGGCGGTAATGGCGTAATGAACCTGTTGTGTAGATGAAAATTTGTATTCATGTGTATATATAAGTCCGCCATCTGATTTTATCAATGTTTTCTGAAGTATTTCTCCATCGTCATCTATTATGTAGATTCTGTAATACGGAGAATCGTTTGTACGCCATTGAACCCGTAATACAGTACCACAAAACGCAGAAACATTTTCCAGCATAGAGAGGCGTGTCTCATCCTCCAGAGACACTATCTCTATACTCGGAGGTGTGGTTGCAGATGTTTTATATAAAAACGGAGAAGTGCTACAGGCATTCAGCAGGATCCCGTTTTCGTAAATCAGATGGATGGAACCGTTACCGGTAAAAGAATACTGCCACCCTGTGCTCACCTTCTCAATAGCGGTAATTGTACTCATATGATCTCCTTTACACTATAATAAGGTAGACATAATAGAAAGTCAATCATTTTTTCTGGTTTCTATGAAGAAGGTATTGATAATCGGTGGGTAATCGTTTTTTAGATTCATTGCCCATATAATGGATGAAGTAACCGTCCTTAAGCAGATACTCAGAGGATGTATGCAGTCTTTTATTCACACTTTTATTCCAGACTTCTGGAACATTAACCATGGGGATATCATGTCCGTTTATCATTAGGTTAAAATACATCTGGTCATAATGAGTGGTCGTATGTATATGCATTACATCAGCAACCGGTGGTCTATGAGGATTACAGGTCCGATCACAGAGAAACATCCCGGCATTATAGAATCGTTCCATATATTTTTCAGGAATCGTCATTTCTTCTCTATCGGAAAGCCACATTCGTTTATTGTACTCGTCCAAATATTCACTCTGTTTCTTCCGTAATATTTCTGCTTGTTCCGGTACCTGATATGCTCCGCATTTTCCGATGGGAACACAGTCAAATATATTAGGGCTATTTGGCATGATAAGAATATCGGCATCCATATACAGAACCTGATCGTATCTCCATAATAGCCAATTTATCAATTGTTTCATATAACAAGGATGTTCATTCTTTCTCCAAGAATCGTCCGCGATGAAAAAATCCAGATTGTATTTTGTGCAATACTCTTTCATTAAGGGGAGTGTGATATTGAACATCCATTTATATTCAGCCCCAACTGCAATGGTAAAAAGACACCTTCTTCTGGAATTACTGATGATCGGTGCCGGGTTAATAACACTCGGTTTTCTTGCATTACTTATGGATTCTGGTTCATTGGGTATCCTCAGTTTATTCTGTAGCATGACGGCATCTCTTCTTAAATTACTCTTTTGATTTAACCCAAGATAATGAACAAAATAGGCGTCTAATGGATTTGGTTGTGTCTTTATTTTAGAACCTCGCCTTCTGTTCCACATATATCCCAGATCGTGCATAGGGATTTTATGTTTTAGAATCATCATATTAAAATAATTTTGATCATAATGATTACTTGTAGGTAATTGCATAACACCACCGACTGGAGGTATATGAGGGCATGTCTCTTTTGAACAAATAAAAACACCGGCATTATAGTACCGTTCACCTAAATTTTCAGGTAAACTAACAACAGGCAGTCCTAATTCTTTCATTTTTTGATTATATGCTTCTGAATAAGTACTCATATAATCAATATTCATCTGATTTCGTCTTTTTTCCATTTCTGCATGGCCGCTATATTCTAATTCACGAAAGGCCCCACACTTATCTTTTGGTGTATGTTCAAAAATATTAGGTGCATGGGGAGTAATTAAAATATCAGAGTCTACATAACACACTCTGTCATATCTCCACCAGAGAGTGTTTATAAACTGTTTCATATAACACGGGTGTTCATCTTTTCTATAAGAATCATCTACCACAATAAAATCAATGTCATACCGTTTACAGTAAGATCTCATAAAAGGGACGGTGATGTCAAACATCCATTTATATTTATCACCTACTGCAATGGTGAATAAACAACGCCGCTCTACACGATTATTTATGGTAGGAGGAAGAAAGACATCGGGTCTACCGGTATGTCCTGGTACCACTTTTATACTTGAATCAGCCATGAACCGTCCTTAAACTGGTAAACAAAATGATCAGGAAAGTTTTTATATACTGCATCAACAACGTCTTGAAACTCACCCTTTTTGTAATCATGTCCGCCGATGTAACAGCCTGGTGCAACCTTAGAAACATAGGCACGTATGTCTTGGTCTGGATGTGGCGCTGTGTGTATAGCATCGATGTAAATCAGGTTTGCGCTTCCATCTTTTATGTACTTCGCACCGTTAAGTGAAGTTTCCCGATACCAAAACACATGCGGGTATATCTTCATGCGCGTCTTGAACATCTCAAAATACTTGTCCATGTTACCGGGCCACGGGTCTATGCAGATTACTTTCTGAAACGCTTTTGCGAAGCGTTCAGTACTTTCGCCTGCCGCACTCCCTATCTCAACGCATAGCCCGCGCTTATCTTCCGGTATCATGGCTATCAGGTCATCGAGGCCTGCTTGCATCGCTCCGTCAGGTCTGTATATTTTTGTCATCTCATATTCCTTTTTTAGCGTATGCCGTTCCCCAACATCTACATGGATCACTTTTTACAGTAACATCTCCAACTGTGATATCAAAACTTTCATCAGGCATCAATTGTACATCTGTCCAGCCGACACTTGATACCCAAGCCTTTGCACATTCGCGATTTGGAATAAACCAGTTTGTATCACATTTATGATAATCTCCCAAAACAAAATAAGCAACAGGTTTACTGCTCAACTCATTTATCAGTGCTTCGGACAATAATTGTGAACCGGTATGATCAAGAGATTCACCTTCAAAACAAAGCATACAACCATCGTTAGCAATATCAAACAATTTTTCAAGAACAAGTATCGGGTGCTTCATATGATAAAACACACCAAAAAATATAATCATGTCAAAGGTTCCGAGATTTGAATAATCATCATAATACGACATTGTATGATAATTAATATTCAATCCCGTGATACGCTTAAGAAGATCTATGCGTTCACTTGTTTTTATGTCAAATGCGGTTACATCTGCACCGCGCTTCGCCAGTTCAAAAGAGTACGCGCCGTCCGAGCACCCAACGTCGAGAATGCGTAACCCTGTCAAATCTGACTGAACGCCCATTCTATCAAGACATGTCTTTGGATTTCTGTAACTTCTTCCAGGTGTTATTATACCCGGAATCGGCTCAAAAGAATGATGCCATTTGTGTTTTGAGATCTCATCAACTAACTGATCATTGATTTCCATGTGTTGTCCTTTCCTTAGTCTGACATTATACTCATAATGTTTTTTGCCATTCGAAATGTAATATTCCGTAATTAGCATCGTATTTCTTATTACCTGTTACATCCCCATTTCTTGGAGCATTATTTTTATTGCTTCGTTGATATATCACCACATCCGACATTATTTCAAATTTATTACCTTGTTCCTGGAAACGTTTATAAAACATTTGGTATGGACCGGCACCATAAAGTCCCGTATAGCATTCAGAAAATAATCCTGCTTGTATGGCCCTAATCCTTTCAATCAGAAAGGACTCGCTATGAACGTTCTTCGGGGTTTCATCTACAGAACGCCTATTAAACCTATAGGCTGTTTTAGTGGACGGTATGTAATTCAGTATCTGATCAATATCTTTCTCTAAAAAGAAGTGATCAAAATCTGTAAAAATAACCCATTCTGTATCAGCAACAACAGCCCCTAAATTTCGCGCCCCTTTTTCGTTCCATACAATGTCTTTTTTTATTCTGTAAATACTCACATTATGAGGATAGGATACTGATAATGTATGAGCAGGTACTTTTGAACCGTCATCAACAATAATTATTTTCAGATTATTTTTAATATCATCATTGTACTTATTCCATCTCGCACATTCTATTGCCATACGTTCTGGGTAATTGTAGTAGGTGTATATCAATGAGATTTTATTTGTCATCGGGTTCTGCAAACACCTTTCTGAATACGGCAAAATGGGCCTCTGCCCATTTTTTCCAGGTATATTCTTTCACAGATTCTGCTCTTTTTTGTTTTGGGATTAGTAAAGTATCTATTGCTTCCTTTGCAGATTTGAAATTTCCTTTATCATATTGAATAATGACGTCTGTCCATTCATCACAAAAACCTACATCTCTTGGGGCAATAACGGGTGTTCCGCAAGCCAATGCCTCTATAAGAGTCATAGGACCGCCCTCTTCCATAGAAGAAATAAAAATAGCATCTGCTCTTTTTGTCGCAGATACCACCTGTGCATGAGTTAATGTTCTATCTGAACATATTGCCCTGACCCCAGGTATTTTAGATATCTGTTTCCAAAGAGTCTCCCCTTTTCTAATCGAATGTCTTTTCATATCACAAGGAAAAAAAAGCACGAAGTCAAAGGTAAAATCTTCGTCAACACCAGGTATTATTTTTGTGATTTTTTCTGCTGGAACGCCTGCCTTTATCAAAGACTTTGTATATTTATCACACATGGTTATTATGTGATTTGCTCCTTTTGCAGAAGCATTCCATGCAGGTATTTTTTCTGGGTGTGTATGAAAAGACACTGAACGAGCGACCGTGTCCTCATAGTAACGATACGGCCAGAATAAGTTCAGGCAATTATCCCCTTTCATAGGTTTTTTAGAATAGATGATCTGCATATCCTCCGGTTCATATTGTTTTAGGATATCTGCCATCTTCTCCAAAATCCAATTCTTTCCTTCTACAAATCCAATGAGACATATTATCTTTTTATTAGGTTGTATTACATTCGTTTGTTTTGGAATAGATTTGGGTGTCGTAATAGGATGTGATTTTGAGGACTGTGAAACAGGGACCTTAAATTTGATTTTCATATCGTACCTTTTATTCTAATATCATACAGAAAATATAAAATGTCTTTCGCTACCGTTTAACAAACTCTTGGCTCTTTCAGAGCAATAGTGAAGAACATACGCTTTTTTTGGATCTTTTTTGATCATCGGTTCTTTCATTCTGAAGTAATTCCATTTAGATGAAAGATAGTGCATGGGCGTTCTTTTTTCAATTCGCATCAGATTGACGTAATGCTGGTCATAAAAACCCTTCATATTATGTTTTGATCTTGATGGTATGAACATAATACCTTTTACAGGGGGTACATGAGGACAAGTCTGTAAATCACATACAAATAAACCAGCATTACAATACATTTCATCCCAATGTGAAATATCAATGGGTCTAACTAACTGATTATATTGATCGACGTAATCGTAAAAGTCTTTTTGATAATCAGAACCTTTGTAATCTGTATAATGGGCATTTTCTGGGTACATACCCAGTTTACCTTCTGGTACCTCTTTGAAAATATCTGGTGCATCCGGATTCCAGAGCATATCAGAATCTGTGTAACAGGCTCTTTTTATTCTGCCAGATTTCAGCAACCAGTAAACATGCTGTTTTAAAAAGCACGGATGTTCTTCATTGCGCCAGGTATCATCTATACAAAAGAACTGCAGATTATGATTCCGACAATATGCCTCCATTTTTGGAATTGTGATATCAAACATCCATCTGTACTCAGTACCAACCGCAATAGTAATGAGTGCTTCTTTTCTGATCGTTACATTAGATTTAGGAGGGGTATGAACAAAAGGTTTGTTAGAGAGATTAAGATTTCTTCTCGAAACTGGTTTCGATATTGGACTACCTATTCCATTTACAATACTTCTAATCTTCATTCTCTAACAAATCCTTGTAACGCTTTCTAAAAGATTGTAGCCTATTCTCCAATTTAGAAGCAAGAGCCTCTTCTTCCTTTTCTAACTCTTTCAATTTCTTAGAAGCCTCTTCAACTGTTTTACATCCGTACTCTTCTTTTAGACGATCAAGTAATTGATCCTTACGTCCTTCCAGACCCTGGATCTTGGCCTTAAGGGCTTCCATATCCTTTTTTAATTTCAATAAATCACTCATTGCATTCCTCCATTATGTTCCAGACCATATCTTGTAAATCTTGATCTGCTTGAATTTGTTCCAGCATCTTTTTTAAGTTCTCTCTAAAAGAAAGAGACACTTCCTGTTTTTCTCTTAATGTAGAAATAAATACATTGAACTGCTCGTCTGTTTTGCTATCTACTTTTTTCACAAACTTGGTTGTCGTGGGTAGTGCCATCTTTTTGATAGTAAAATCTGATAGAAGTAGATAGCAATGTGGTATGTAATCTATCTCTGCCCTGGTTCTCTGGATGGCGACACCGCAATTAAGTATTATCTTGTCCTTCTTTGTGTGGATAAACCCCTGATGGTTATCACCAAACACAGCCATCCTATAATGCTTCAACTTTTTATAGATAGCAGATACGTTCCCCGACTCTGGTGCACCGGGAAACGGTTCCACAGTATATACCATCTGATGGGCCATGAGTATTAAATTATTATATACATACTCTGGGAATGGTATTTCTGCTCCGTACGGAATTGAATGTAAAACGGCCTGCTGTTGTTTTAACGGTTCGTATTGAGGGCAATGTGTTACCAGTCCAGTCTGTACCAATACATTATAAGAAGATTCCTGGATACGTTTAATACTATGCCCTGGTAAATCATGTTGACCCGGTATCGCATAACAACCTCTCTTTAGTTTATTCAGCATTCTGATAATCAGAGACTCTACAACAGGCTCCTCTTTAGGCTTATGAAAAATATCTCCTGCTATACATAACGGGACATCGGCCTTATTAGCCGTGTCTATTAATACCTGTAACATGCTCTCCTGAGCACCAAGCCAACCAAACGCTTCTCTGCAAGAAGGTACCTGTGAAGTAAGATGCAGGTCCGAGCAAAAGAGTGCCAGTGCTTCTGTCATATTGTACCTCCGCATAAAGGACAGATATCTTTCATTTCCTTTTTCCAGACATCCTCCATTACATACAATTCTTTTTTAAGTGAAAGCATAGAACGTTCATTATTTTGTATGACGTCGAGTTCTGCCCTCAATTGCTTTGACTGTTTTGCTATAGCATATATACCCTCTTGTAGTGAATTTAACGAGAGAAGCGCATCTTCGGCTTCCTTCACTTGTTCTAATGTGCAGGGTACTGCTATTGCATTATATGTATCTATGATGTTTGCCAGATTTGTGCTATTTTTAACGAGATCCCGGTTTTCTAAAACAAGAGTGAGGATGGAATCAATCTCCGGAATCGGTATCAGATGTGTTTCTATGGATGCAATAGAGGACAGGATGCTCTGTAATCCTGATTTCTGTGATTGTAGAGCCTGTAAACGAGTATTCATTTTTTCCAGTATATGCAGTCTTTCGACCATCTCTGGTACATTCTTGTATTTTTTGAATCGTTCCTTTTTTGTTTCCAGTTCTTCTGTCATACTGATATGCTGACTGTTTAGTCCACGTCTTTTGCTTTCAGCAACGGATAGGGACTTGTCCATCTCTTCTAATCCTATTAACGAAAAGATGTATCTGGAAGCATCAGGTTTACTACCACTTAAAAGAAAATGCCCTTCATGCTGACGTGATATATTCAATGAAGAAATAGGTAATGCTTTAGTTATCGGTTCAGGAACATCGGTTCCAATACCTGTGTACTTATCACCATTGAGTATGTAATATGATTCTTTTTTAGAGCGTCCCCTGGTTATAACATCACCTTGATCTGTGTAGACTGTTACTTCTACCGTATCTGTGTTCTCTCTACGGAAGTCTGTTCCGGAGGGTCTGTTAAAACATACCCAATGCAAGGCTCTTAATATAGAGGATTTTCCTCTATCGGATTGTCCTTGTATAACATTCCTATCTGTTAGGTCTATACATAGATCTTCATGTTTTTGAAAATTCTTCAAATGAAGTTTTTTAAGCATCTTTCAGCACATCCGGTTTACACTTTTGGAAAAACTCGTCCAGATTAACTATTATCATATTATACTTTTCAGTCTTTACTTTCACATAGGATAAACATAAGAGTTCCTTCTTGTAATATCTTTTGAAAAAGTCTGCATCAGCACATAAACAGATCTGCTTTCTGGGCTTCTGGAAGATCAACCAGAAGTGCGGTCGGTGAGAACCATCTCTGTCCCGATCAACCTGTGTTAAAAAATCTGTAAAAATTCGAGGCCCCCCTTCGATAAAATCAAACGGGCACCAGGAACTCCCGTATCCTTTTTTCATTTCAACAACGACTTTTGATATGAAAGCATTTCCTGTAGAGGAAGGTGAACACATATCCCCGTAAAACGGCTGTGCCTTAGACACGGTACCCCTGGCACCGGAACCGGGGCTACGCCAAAAAGCATCTTTGTCTCCCCACCATTCTGACATCATTTTGCATATTTTACGTTCAAATGCACCGCCTTTTGCTTTACCGCCGCCTGCTTTCATTTAATGCCTTTCTAACTTTTTTACCAGAATCTCCAAATAACTTGGACCATTCAATAGAACGCTCGCCCTCTAAGAATGAAGTGAACTCTAATTGCTCGCAGACCTGGACAAAATTCTGATAAGATAGTTCATCCTCCTGCAGTGTAACAGGTAACGTCTTTTTATGAGGTAGTTTGACTAACGGTACATTCCGTTTAACAATGTCCCAGTTATCTTTGATAAGTTTATATTGCCGAGAATCCTTTGATAATTCGCCTCTGACGTATCGCAAAGCATACACAGGACCAATACCTTGCACTCCTTTGACATTATCAGAAGCACAGCCCATAATGGCCTTAACCTTCCACCATTCAGAAGAAGGTATATTGTACTCTATCTCAAAATCTTCTTTTGTATAGATCTTTGGAGGTCTACCTTTCATAGAAGGTAACATCATACTCACATTGTCTGTCAGTAATTGATATAGATCCTGGTCTGCAGAAACTATGAGTCCGGAAGAAACCTTTTTTGATGTATAAGCAACAATGTCATCTGCTTCTACACCTTCCTGATAGAAATTATTTTTGAAGCCTAATTGTGGAATAATTTCATCTTTGAGTCTATCCACCTGCTTATAGTACTCTTTTCTATCAGCGATCTCTTCCGGACTCAAATTTTTTGTCCGCATCTCTTTATAGGAAGCGTAGGCTTCTCTTCTGTAAGAGCGTCTGGAGTCCCATGCAAATATGAAACGACGTGAATTGATATACTTTGTCAGATACAGTAACCTGGACAAAAAACCGAAGGTTACACCTGTGATATCCTTGTCGCTTGTTTCCAGATGTCCTGTTGCAAAGCGAGCCTGGGCACAGACATATCCTCCGTCTATTATCAATGCAGTGTTATTCATATCTGGGTTTTCTATCTGGAAATAGTTGATCTACAATATCTGTCCATACTTTCTTACATAGGATCTGTAACTCTTTTGAACCTTCTTCCTCAAAATGATGTATCAGGGCTTTTCTGGTATACTTTTCATTCTGCCAGATAATGCTATTTGCCGATTGAGGAAGTTCTTTTTCATCTATAAGGAAGTCTATCATAGATGAAATATCGTCTAATCCATATCCATAGTACAGAGGAAAATCTACTTCTGTTTGCAGACCTGTTAAAGAGTTTTTTGATATAGAGGCTCGAACATCCACACCTATCGTACGATTCTTACCTCTTATCATTTTCTTTATTTTTTTGATCTTTGCAAGCCACATTATATGTGAAGCATAAAATTCTAAGGCTCTGCCTCCTGCCCTGGTTTTTGGGGCAAATCCAGGACTCAGATTATCTCTCGTTTGTGATACTATTATAAGCAATGAATCTGTATTACGAAGATTTTGGGTAACTCGACGCATGTTTTCACTATTGATCTTTGCTTTACCGTCTCCGTAGGAACCTTTGCCCTCTTTATCCTTTTGAAAAGCCTCTTTGTTTTCTTGAAACTTCTTTTCTGCTGTTTCAGCATCCAGGGCGTCCATAGAATCCAGAATCCATATGAAACGTTCTTTTGCTTTTATCTTGTTGTCCAGATTGTAGTAAAAAGATTCAATAGTAGAGGATGCGGACTCTGTTACAGGACCATCAGGACCGGTAATCCTTTTCGCTAACGAAGCACCGAATAATCGTTCTATATTGAAAAACAATCTACGCTCTACATCATCATAGATTAGGATGTGATCCTTAAATTCAGGTATTTGTGCTATCTCTGCAAGGATATTCAAGCATAACAAGGATTTCCCTGCTGAAGAATCGCCTATAATGTTATTCAGGGTACCGGGCTTAAATGCACCAGTTGTTCTATTAGAACATGCGAGATTAAGCAGGGTAGACCCTGTAGGCACAAGGCTTACAGGGTCTACACCTTTTCTGGAACGAACTCTGGGCATTACAGTAATCCAATAACCAACTTGCGTAATTCGGACAGAGACATTCTCTTGAGTGCTGACTTCGATTCTTTCACCTGATCGGAGAAATTATCGTCTATTACATCTAACAGTTCCTCTTTTGACATTTCTTTCACATCTGCTTTTGTGAGGTAACCTTCGTCATCATCCTCGGAATCGGAATCGGAATCGTCATCATCCCAGTCATCGTCATCGTCATCGTCATCCTCTTCCGGTTCGGGTTCCGGTTCTTCTTCGTCGTCGTCATCATCCCAGTCATCGTCATCATCCCAGTCATCGTCATCGTCATCCTCGGAATCATCGTCCTCTTCCGGTTCGGGTTCTGCCTTCTTTTCCTGGGTTTTCTTTACCGGTTTTTCTTCCGGTTCTTCATCGTCGTCGTCATCCTCATCATCCCAGTCATCCTCTTCCTCGTCCTCTTCCGGTTCGGGTTTGGATTTGGGTTCAGGTTTCTTACTTTGTGCCTTTTGTACGGGCTTTTCTTCCTCATCCTCTTCATTAGCACCAGTAAGAAGAGCCACCAGTTCCTCATAAGACTTAATGCGGAAGCACTCATCCAAATTAACAACCTTCTTGAGGATGTCCTCTGGATAAACACGCCGTGGGCGACGGAAATCCAAACGTGTGGTAACAAAATACTTTGAACCAGAGAATGAATCTTCGCTTATCCTGAATTTAAGCGTACTACCGCCGTCCAGTTCTGCAAAGGCACAATCATCCATGTCATCCGTTTCGTCCAATTCTTGCTCCAGTTTCTGGGCGAACTTAAAACTGGACCAATCAAAGATTTTGACAGTCATTTTCTTGTCTGCAGGATCAACAAAATTAAACAAGCACATTTCACGAGTCTTTAACCCGCTAATGAGTTCCTTGTTTGTTTCATAATCCTTGCGAAGCCGTTCCACTTCCTCACAAATCGGACACCGCTTACCTACTGTCTTAGGACACACAATAGGTTTACGGTCGATAAAATGGATAAAGTAAGGTCGACGGTACCACAATTCACCGGGTTCTATACCATCGGGATGATTCTTACTTGTTACTTCGTAAGGAAGTATATCCATTTCCATCGTACATTTTTCATCTGGATACCAGATATCTACATCTGCAGAAAGGTCCAGCAATCGGGTACCCTTTCTTGATTCCTTGGCGTGTTTCTTTACACGATCACGCATCGTCCTTCTCTTTGTCGCTCTGTCCTTTGGTTTTGGCATCTTTTTTTCTCCTATATTCGTTTATGCCTTCTTGTATCCCAGCACTCAATGCGAATGCACACATCTTCAAAAACAACGGTATCATAATGTAGCCTACTACCAATATGACGATCGCTATTACTATCTTATCCAGAAGCGTCATCTTTTGATCTCCTACCTGTTAGTTTTACGCGCCTGCGCTCTAAAACAGGTTTTTCTTGCGGTTGACTGTAATAACCCTGGTTCTGCAGGAAGCATAGATTTTCTAATGCTTTCCTTCGTTGTTCCAATGCTGTTACAAATCTGGATAAACGCTCTGCTTCTGTTTTAGATTTTATGTATTCCTTTTGAATATCAATATAGTCCTTTGATAAAAGGACCTGTTGATTTATTGCAGACTCTGTGACCTTATCTAATCCATACTTTTTAGGGTCAGAACGGATATTAGACAATACACGAGCCTGTGTTACATCACTCTTTAGGCGTAAGAGGTCTGAAACCTCTCGTGCTTTAACAGCCTTTTCTGCCCAAAACATATAGAGTCCAGGTTGATTAAGCCATTCTTTGTCTAATGCTAACGGGTCTATTTTTAGTACATCTTCGTGCATAGTAGTATCCTCATGCTTTATTATACAGTTCAACCATAACTACCAGAATTATTCTGCCAGCAAGGCCTCGTAACAACAGGCTACTAATCTGGCCTTACCCGCTTCATAGAAAGGATTAGCCAAAAACGGTTCCATGATTAAGTATGCCGATTGATCTCCTCCAAGTAAACAAGCAGAGCAGTAACCTAATACGGCTTGTCGAATGGATTCTGGTTCTGCTTCTATGGTCTTAATTAAGGCGGCTATTTCTTTCCAAGGACGTTTTTTCATTAGTGCTCTACATAAATCAATAACTTGTTTTTCTTCTTGATCCGCAGATGAAATCTCTACATTAGGATCGTCTAATTTAATTATCTGCTCCAGGTTAGAAAGAGCCTGTCTGGGTAATCCGGATGACTTTCCTGCAATAGAACGAATAACGGACTTTTCTATCACAGCACCTTCTTTTTTACTTATAGAATGAATGAGTTTACATACATCTGTATCTGATAACGGTGCAAAAGCGAAGGTGGTACACCTTGTCTTGACCGTTTGTATTAGTTTCTCTGGATTTGTGGTGGCCAGTATGATATATACATGTGCGGGTGGTTCTTCTAATGCCTTTAGTAGTGCATTTTGAGCATCATTGGTGAGTTTATGACATTCATCTAAAAGATATACTCTGCATTTGGATTCCATTGGAAGGAAGTTAATGTGGCTTCTTAGGTCTCGTATGGTATCTATACCTCTGAAATCAGCAGTATCCTTTTCACAATAATCATCACCCGCACAACCTAATTCCTTTGCAAGAATTCTTGCTGTGGTTGTTTTACCACAACCAGAAGGTCCTGTTAATAGGATACTATGAGAACGCTTCTTGTTACCCAGCCAAGCCCTAATCTTCTTTACGGTAGTCTCGTTACCGTATAGTTCGTCCAGTGTCTGAGGTCTATAAGTTAGGTACAAACTCATAATGCAATTCCTTTCTTTGTATACCACGATTCGTTAAGGCCCGTAACCTCTACCTCCACATCCAATGGAAGTATAATCCAATCCCAAGCCGCTCTTATCCTCTCTGTAGAGATCTCTCTAAAGAGTGCTATATAGTCCTCTAACTCCTCTTCAGGCACGTCTCCTAAAGCAGAGTCATGAATCTGTCCTATCAGTACAGACTTCATCTTGTTCTTTTTAAGTGCTTTTGTCATCTCAATAAAGGACCAGAGTAAACAATGAAAAGCAGAGCCTTGTACTGGATAATTGATTGCTTCATTCCGCTTCATTTTACCTCTGCATATAAATCCTGTTTTGGTTAAAAAATAACCTTTTTTCAGGTAAGCATCCCACCAGTCTTTTTTCCATTGTGTGTATACAGGAAACCGTTGATTCCAAAATGAATTTTCTACAGTCTGTATATGGGCAACAAAAGCGTCAAAAAGAGCATCACCCTTCTTGTGCAATTTATTGGACAGATGTTTTTTCATAGGAACACCGTCTACTTCTAATGATAACTCATCAATTGCATTCCATAGATCAGGTCCTATTTGTTTATAATAACTTCCGTAAAAGGCTGGAAATACAAATTTATTTTTGGAAGCATACCTGGCTTTTTTAGAGACTTTGTCTTTAGGAATCATATAGCATTCAGCAGCCATAGCAGAGTGCATATCATAACCAGTTTCCAGATACTGTATCATAGTAGGATCCTGATGATAGCAAGCGGCTACTCTTACTTCAACACCACTGTAGTCTCCTTCTACAATTCTATTACCTTTTCTTGGAATAAATGCTTTCCGGACTAATTCGGCAACCCAGGGATCTCGAATAGGTATGTTCTGGAAATTAGGGTTACTGCAAGATGAACGAAATGTTTGAGCAGTATGTAGATTAAAATCTGGATGCAGGTATCCATCTATACAGGATTTCAAAATACCTTCTAAATAAGTACCTCTGGCCTTGCTCAACTTTCTGAGCAACAGTATGTCGTCTACAATACCAGCCTTCACGGAGGATAGATGAAGTTTGTCCAAAGAGCCGCTAATAGAAATACCATATTTATCCTTCAAAACCACTCTGAGTTGATCTACAGAGCCCAGTTTGGTGTTTGCACCGTATGTATACTTCCAGTATTTACCTGCTTTTGAAGAGAATATCTTCTTTTCTAAATCCTGCTCTTGCTTTAACATATCCTGTATGGCCTGCTTGCAATATCCTACATCAATACGAATACCTCTTCTTTCTGCCACACCAAGTGCAAGAGCACCGTCATGTAATAACTTATATGCTGAAGCGGTAACTGGATTCATGTAAAAACTTTTCTCTGCTTCATAGCAAGTTTATATTCAAAAACAGAGTCCAGGGCATTGTACTGGAGTAAGTCCGTTTCATTCATTTCATGTATTTTATTCAACTTTTTTAATGAATCGCTATGCAGGTATCTATCAGCGGCTTCTGAATAATCAGGGACTCCAAAATGAATGAAAACCTGTTTCTTCAAACCACTATATAAACTCCTGTTATCCTCTATATGGGCACAGAGCATGGTGTCATGCCACCAGCCTCTGACAGGCACACCCAGGATAACGTTAGTCCAGGCATCCTCAAACTTCATGTTTGATGCTATCTTTTTTATGGAACGGTCTGTAAATACCTTTCGTACCAGAGGTATAATCTCATCATCAAACGGCATTGCTACACCTGTTTCAGAATTTGTAGCAAATGATACGGTGTAGATCTTTGCCCCTTTGAGTTGAGGTTTAAGACAATTTGTTTCATAGTCAAATGCCAGGTACTTAGGTTTATTACTCAATAACGACTTCAAATAAGAAAGTCTATTTGGTCCGTGTAGAATTTCTGTGTTAGGTAATAAACCTGTATCTGCAGGTATCTTTTTCTTAGATAGTAATATGCCTTTTCTGATTTGTCGAACCCATTCTGCCTCTTTAGAAATATCTTTGTACTGATCATCTTTAAGGAAATCTCGTGGAGAGTAAATAGGAAGTATCCACGTATTTAAGTTCTTATCTGGAATAGACAGCCCCTCCCAGGATGAGAATTCCCCTCTATCTCGCTTCCAGGTACGTCCTATAATACTTAACAGGGCGGATTTTCCTAATACAAAGACCGCCTTTGGTTGCACTTTCTTTATTTCAGTCCAGACATTGCTTCTGCAGAGATCTATATAGTTTTCTGTTATCTCTTTAGATCTTCCGTAACAGCATACAGAAAACATAATCCTGCAATCTTCTAAAATGTCTATATCTAATTCTGCAAGAGTTTTCTTAAGAAGATCATAAGCAGTACCTGTATCTATTCTACCTTTTGCATCCTGTCCCTGTGAAGGGGCTTCTAAAAGAAATAGAAGGCCCTTCTTCATATTACCAATAGGCTTAATTTTAGGATTTTTACATTGCCGCCATCTGCGACACATATAACAACCAGCACCGCCTACATCTATTTGACCATCGTCAAATAAAGACATGCTTAACTCCTACTCATTATTGCGGATACACACCAAATGGAATCGTTTTTAATCTGTAAAGATTCTGCACAGAGAGAAAGTTCTGTTCCTTTAGACAGAATATCTGCAAAGAATGAAGGACGTAAGCAGAACGATGTTCCTTCAAGGTTTTTATCGTATGATGCATCCACACGTTCTTTATTAGAGCCTACAACGGCTTTTGTGGTGAGTAATGCTCGACCTTCTTTTAAGGTAACAAAGATTTTTTTGTTATCGTCAAAACGCTCACCTTCAGTGAAAATAGCACAACGTTCTACAGCCTCCCTGGTATCCTCAGAGAATGTAATCTTTTGTCCTTTTCCAAAATCCTGTTCCATTCTTGTAACATCTGGATAAGCACCAGATAGTAGAGAGCAAGCACCTATTAATGTAGGCCGTTGCTTAAAATACATGATGTTGTCATCAATATAGAATTTATCAGGATCCAGTAATTTAATGAAAGGAACAGATGGACCAGGAATCAGGACTTCTTTAGTCTGTAAAAATGTCTCTTTACCAAACTTCCGATAATACAGAAGTGAGTCAGCCGCCTGCATCATATTACCTATCACACACACCGCCGTTAAGACGGGTCTGTAATATGTTTTAGATACATATTTTGAAACCTCTTCGAGTGTTGGAATGAAGTCAGGTCCTATTGTTTTCCATTTGGAAGGAAGAGGAAAATCAAATGGTTCAAAAAGCGGAAACTGAGCCTTTGTCCGTTTACCCTGGACCAGCAATGTTTTTCCGAAATCCAATGTAATAGATTCATCAGATAGTTTCTGTATATAACGAAAGAAATCCATACCTTCCACACAAAACTCTTCTGATTTTTCCAGGAACGGAACCTCTAAAGAAGCCCTGGTATCTTCTGTTTTGCAGTAAAATCTTCCGTTCTTATAAGAAACCCTACCTACTGTTTCATCCGCTTGACTTCTTTCCCTTATTAGAAGTACCATGCGCTCTAATGCTTCTTTTAGTTCCTGTGTCTTTACTTGTAATTTCGACATTCTCGTTCTCCTTTATTTTCATAATTGTTTCTATCTCAGACTTACTCTTATAGGCCAATGATATCAATCTATCATAATCATACTTATGTTCATCGAAGTAAGATTTCTCCCAATCTCCAAAAGAACCGGCAAAATAAACTTTCATAATAGTTCCCTTCTTTCCTTGAAGAAAGGAAAAGGCCATTTAGGTAATGTTTTCAAAAACATCTCCATATGAAGGATGTTCCATTTTGCCCTGGTCAAATAGTCATTGCATAGTCCTTTTTCCAGTGTAATGGGACGTCCTCTTACAAGTCTGTTCTTACCAAATGTAAACCCATGTTCTTCAAATAATTTGATAATAGCCTCTCTGTACTTCGGAGTTTCATTTTTTCCTAAACCTCTTTGTTGTCCTATTTCAGATGCAACAAAGGCTGTTGGATTTTTACTCCAATCCCATTTACCAGTATGTCGGTCTATAGGAGGAACAAATACTTTTCCGTATGCTGAAACTTTTATCCATGAACTACTGTCTACAGAGTACCAGGGATATCTTCGCATTAAATCAAATGCGGTCATTGCAAAACCATGTACCTTTACTTTAGGTAACCCTGTAGATTTATCACATAAATGATCTGCCCATAAGCGATCTAAAGGACCTATAAGAACCCTTGAAGAGTTTGGGATAAGACCTCCTATTGCTATGCGTTCGTATCCTTCCCTGATATAGCGTTCCAGGTACATTTCATTTGTACCGAAGTGCCATACCGGCATCGGGTGGAGTCCTCTATCCTCAAACCACTTCTGGTTCTTATAGGTTTCTTCTGCATTGTTAATGATGTCCAGATTTGCATACACTTCTATCAGATGCTGATTCTTTAAGAGAAACTCGGCATACATTTCTCTGTATGCCAAGTACTCTGGATTCTGCAGATATGAAAAATCATCGTGTCTGCGAGTTTTGAGTGCGGCACCCATTATACCAGTCTTTAGTACTCTGGACCATTGATTGTATAATGTAGGAGCACCGCTATCTAAAAACAAATCTATCATAATTGATCCATAATTACCTTTTGGTTGGCTATTGCTGTCTCTCCTGCCTTCTTTAGTTTATTATACTGTTCTTGCCAGGAAGGCAGAAACTTGTGATAATTACGGATCATGTAAGAACAGACAGCCTGCACATCAGTACCTGGATCATATTTGAATTCCTCCAGATACATTTCCGAATAAGACAGTCTGTCAGGAACCAGAGGCAAGCATCCAGCAAATACACACTCCTGCATGGCTATACCCCAGGTTTCCTGATCCGCAAATGAAACAGCCAGTTTATGCTTCATCAATTCTTGATAATACTCATCTTTTGACTTACATACATCGAATGTTTTTACACAGGCGATGTCTGGATCTGTATCCTGCAGACACATCTTCAAGATATCAAATGATTTAGGATTCTTTTCCTCATTGAGTCTGTGCGGAAATATAATAGAGTCCTGTTTATCAAACATATCCGTAATCTTATGTCTGGGATAAATAGGAAATCCTGTTACATGAACTCTACTGGAGATTATGGGTCTATTTGTACACAATAGTTGTTTATGAAAATTGGTGGCTACAAAGATAGCATCTACCGAATTCCACATTCCGACTTCTGCGTGGTTTCCCCAGAAACCCATCTTACATTTACTCAAAAAGTCATGAGGATCATATGTGCCTGCATGTAACATTCCGACAATCTTAAACGGAAGTTTCAAAGCATCCCTGATATAGAGTAGGTGCAAAACTTCAATATTCCATAGATCATGAAAGAAAAAGATGGTGTTTTTCCAATCTATGTTTTCATGAAGGTGTGTATCTATCCATTGTGCCAGTCCAAACATTTGATCCATTTTATAGATACAGGTACCTATTGCATCTAAAAAAGCACCGTTTTCTATATGATCATATTTATAGTCGCTCAGGAAGAACTTTTCGTCAAAGGAAGAATGCACCGATTCCCTCTTGTACCATTCTAACCAGTCGCCGCTGTATCTGTCCTCAAATGGTTCTATAGGCAGGTGTATTAATGTCTTACGCATAGGATTATCCTTGTGATATTACGCCGAGACGCGCCGCTACTGCAATAGAAATGATAGTCTTGTATAAAGGTGCTTGTGTCTGGTAAATTGTTTCTCCGACGGTTTTCTCATTTTGGAAAAATATCTCCTTCACCCCATACAAATTTAACCATTCTTTGTCAGAATCGTTCCACGGTCTTTCCACTTTTATTACGGACTCTAACAATGAGTTAGGGATGTAGGAAGGTATCAACCGTGTAGGACGTTCTGTAAGCATCAGACCTTTCATCGCGATGGTGTTGTAATCACGTGTACCTGTATAAGGTTGAAAATACTGACCCAGACCACCTTCTGTTCCGTTTGTCCTGATCCTACGCGACATTTCTTTTGGATCCAAACCGTATTTACGAAGAAATTCTCCGTTATCAGCAATAGTTTTAAGAGTTTCTCCTGGAGAAAATGTCAAGGACAACCAGAGCACCTTTGTAAATCTACCTTTTATCCGTTCTGCAAGATCAATACATTTACTGAATGCAGGCTTACCCATGTATTCTGCCAATGCAGGATTTGCAGATTCCATTCCAATCTCAACAAGATACAATCCTACGGCTTCACAGAAATGGAATGCTTCGTCATCTGTCTTAAATGAATCCAAAAATGCTGTGAAGGTATCTACACCTGCCAATGCTATAAGCGAAGGAGGTCCATATCCATTTTTCACATGATTGGCAAAGTTTCGTTCAAGAATGGCTTTTGCTCGTTCTGTACTGTAAAAGAAATCTTCATCAGTAAAATGCACTCCGGATCCAGGTATCGCTTCCTGGTACGTGCAGAGGTTCTTCAAAACGACTTCTATATTGGACACGATCCGTTTCTTATCAGAAAGATTCGGAGTTACAGGACAAAAAGAACAATTACGAGGGCAACCGTAAGATGTGCATAACGGTAAGACCTCTGCTCTATCTTTTAAATGTCCATCACAGTCAGACAGTAGTAAAAACTCAAAATGAGATATATAATTTGGATAGGATTCCATTCCCGACCTGAGAAACTCCGTAGAAAGTGTAACAACAGGGAAGCCTTCTTCTTTAATCAAAGGGGCATACCCAAAAAATACAGCCTGTGGTAAACGCAGATGGAGCAATCGGCACAGGTCTATCTGTGGATAACTCCATAAAGAAATAAAGACACTGTCTTCCGGTTTTATATCATCCAGTATATCTTTTTGTGTTATACGAAAGTCCTCTAAAAGAACAACATCGTCACCCAGATTCCTGTATGCAGAATACAGATAATAAGGTAAATAACAAAAAGACCCTCTGTTCTCCTCAATAGAGGATACATCTAAAATCCATTTCTTACCCATATACAATTGCTCCGTTTTCGTTATCTTCTGACACTTCTACAGAAACGACTTGATAGTTACCGCTCAGATGATGGAATACTTCTGTAGCGATCATTTCACAGGATCGTCCTGAGAACTCACATCCAAAATCCTTCTTATGATAAGAAGAGTCCACAAACTCTCGCAGACTCTTTTGTAAACAGAAAAATTCGACCTCTCGGTCTGCATGATCCACTAACACTGTAACCTTAAAATAGAACTGGTGTCGGTGTCTTTCTTTTAAGAAAGAAACAACACGCGGGGCTCCGCTCCATTCGTGGAACCCCGGTGTTGTATATGTAGCCCATACATGAGTCATCATCCAGCAATCTTCCAATAGATGGATGCACGTTTTTCAAGCCATTCATCTGTGAACGTTTTGCCTTTGCTTTCGTACCGTTTGCGCAATTCGTTTGTAAAGGATTGAAGTTTCTTACCTTCTTCCTTCATGCGCTTCGCAAGATCCTCATTGGACTCCTGCTTGCTCTTCTTTTCTGCTTTCACCGGCTTCTGCTTTTCTGGTTTCGGAGTATCCGTTTCCGATTTTTCGGAGGGCTTTACAGGCTTCTTAACCTTTACAGGCTTCTTCTCAGAAGCAGGTTCCGTTTCGGGCTTGTAGGCGCGTCCTGCTTTCTTGCGAACGACTTCCATCGCCTGCTTTGACACAAGATTACGGGCCAGCAATTCCCGACAAGCATCACGATTCAGACGCTCGTAATCCTCAGGAAGCAGATCATCCTTTAAGGATTCGAGTTCCGAGAGTGTGCCCTTTTCGTTGTCCATAGGAATAGGGGGTTCCAGATCCAGGACTTTGTTAATGTGTTTGACCAGAGATTTCAATTCCATAACGTATTCTCCTTTTGGTTGTGTTGTGTTTGGAACTAAACTTTAGACGTTATATTATACAATTGTAATTCAGGTTTCTGAAAAACTCTTTTACTTAATCATTGAAAAGAACTCTGCCCTGGCCGCTGGGTTGTCCTTAAAGCATCCAGTTAATGCTGATGTAACGAAAACAGAGTTCTGTTTCTCCACACCCCTACTTGAAATGCAGAGATGTTTTGCCTCTATGTAACAAGCCGCTCCCTTAGGCTTGAGATACTCCTCTATCGCATTTACCACCTGTTGGGCTATACGCTCCTGTATTTGTAGACGTCTGGCATAGATATCCAAGAGTCGGGCGAGTTTGGATGCTCCTAATATCTTGCCATCAGGTATGTATGCAATGTGAGCCTTACCTAAAAAAGGAGCCAGGTGATGTTCACAAGTGGAATAAAATTCGATATCCTTTAATAGCACAATTTCATCAGATGTGTCATCCTCAAATGTTTTCATAATATCTGCAGGATTCTGGTTGTAACCCTGGAACCAGTGCTTCCAGGCCTTTAGAACTCTTTTAGGAGTCTCAACAAGACCTTCTCTTGTAGGATCTTCTCCTATAAGTTCCAGCATTCTTGTTACGAGTTCTTCCTCATCGTTTTCTGCTTCCCAGGGAAACACAGCCCACAAGTTATCGGGTATCTTTTTCGTATAAAAAACATCTGGATGTACATCTATCTTTTTAGAGAAAGCGGCTGCTACTCGAAATCCTTTCTTGATATACTTCATTGCAGTTCTACCTGAATCAAAAAGATCATCAACAATTAAGATCTTACCTATATAGACCTTATGGCACTCTGGATCATCTATTATGGTTAAAGATCTATCATTATTTACCATAGAAACAGCAATCTGGGTACCACCTCTCGGGATACCATAGATATGTGTGTAGTCATATCGTTTGCAATAAATACAAAGATCTTTTATTGCACGTTCATACAATTCTTGAGTGACCGTAAACTTATTCATTATACCACTCCTACCCATCTATGGGTTTGTAAAGATAAACGCCACCTCGGGTTGTCCATTACTCTTTGTGCCGTTTTCAATCTATTTTGTTGATTTATGACTAAATCGTCTGTAGTTACTGGTTGCAGATAATAACAAGGAAACTCTCCATAAATCTGTGTATATTGACGAAGATCCTGTTCTTCATCAATTACTTTTACTGCAATGGGTCTTAATGACGTGTTCCATGTAGAACCAGTCTTAGGGGATACTGTTAGGTATATAACACCTGTAGGAGAGTCTGCTAAAGAACTCAGTAATCCGTCTGGCCAGGGTAGAGTGCCATTACTCTCTATATGGATCCTGGGAAATACTGTCATAAGTTCTTTGATTAAAGGTGTATCAATCTGTATAAACGGTTCTCCTCCCGTTAAGCATAAATCTTTAACAGGTTTTGGAGTTCTACTTTTTAACCATGTTAAAAGTTGAGTAGGCGTATCAAAGATGTACTTCGTTGAAAAATCAGTATCGCAGAAAGAGCACCGTAGATTGCAACCAGAGAACCGTAGGAACATCATTGCACGGCCTACAGCCATACCCTCTCCCTGGATACTGTAAAAAGCATCAGCAATATTGTATTTTTCCATGATCAGTCCTTTATGTATTCTGCATAAGAATTAGAGGTCTCCCACAACCGAACTCTGGTAATTGGAAAATGATTAAACGCTGACAAGTAATCAAAGAACAATCTACACATATATTCTGCTGTTGGTTGTTCCTTGAGATATATGATAGTGTGATTCTGTCGCTTATCTGTATCATACAAGAATTCTTCACCCATCATTAAAATCTGATCTTCATTTCCTTTAACTATCAAAACATGATCAAAGTCGTCTACGAGTTCCTCTATTTGCTGACTCATCAATGTAAAATCTAATACCATCCCGTTTTCATTCAATTCTTGAGAAGATAATTCTACTTCTAATTTATAGGTATGTCCGTGGATCCTTTTACATTTATCAGTATGAGTATTTATCAACTGATGTGCCGCTTCAAACTCAAAACATTTTACAACCTTATACATTACTTTCTCCTTATGCTACTCTTAGCAAATCAAACGCTTTGTCCAGAACGATACGTCCGTTGCGGAACAGGATATTTTCACCGCGATCCGTAATCCTGTTTCCGCCCAGATAATGTTCTACTGCTTCACTAATACCAGAATATACACCATAATGGGTTCCTGCCAATTTATTCTCCTGGATACCAGAACCGTTTTCGATTAAACTTTCTACAATATCACGTTTCTGTTCAGAAATAGTGAGGGCTTTACCACCTTTATCTGAAATAGGAAATAGTTCGTCTAATACAGTACCTATTTTCTTTCTGGTGATCTCTTTCTTAGCCATTTTCTGGAATTCTATTCTTTGTGTTTCAAAAGAATCGGTAGTAATCTGTAACAGTTCTTTGATGCTCTCCATGTTTAATTTTACAAATTGGGAATGCCTGACGGCAAATCGCATTACCCCGGTTTCATTCAGAGCGGCGTTCAATGTATTC